CCTCCTTCTTGACCCGCCGTGCGATGGCGGTAAGGTCAATGGACGGCCTAGCAGCAGCCCCAGTAGCCTCAGCAGCCTCAGCAGCCCCAGCAGCCCAAGTAGCCGCAGCAGCCCCAGCAGCCCAAGTAGCCGCAGCAGCCCTAGCAGCCCTAGCAGCAGCCCTAGCAGCCCTAGCAGCAGCCCCAGCAGCCCAAGTAGCCGCAGCAGCCCAAGCAGCCTCAGCAGCAGCCTCACTTCGGTTTGAGCCGTCAAGGTAACCATCAGCCCACTTATTCCAAGCAGGCTCCGTGTAGACCTCTTTCGTTACCAGGATGGCCCAGATTGCCCGCTGTGTGGGGCTGAAGTGCGGCAACTGTGCCCGCTTTGTAGTCGTGCCAGCCTTGCCCCAACGTTTAAGGCCGTCTGTCTTGAACTCATCCTCCTCGGCGAAATGCCACAGGATAGGCTTCTTGAACTTGGCGTGGATAGGGTTCATCAGGGCCGCCATCTCCGGCGACTCGTAGGAGTGAATCGCGCCGTCTGTGCAGGGCTTATCCCCCTGGCCGGTCGCCTCGTGGCGCACCCCTGGTCCCCATTGGGTGCGGCCGTGGGTTGTGCCGTCGCTTTCAGTCAGTTTGTAGGCGTCATGCAGTTTCATGCGTCTATCTCCTTCTCCTGCTTACAGATCGTGGGGGCACCCAACGTAGTGTCCAGGTGGGCATCCGCCGCTGTTCTTGACTGCCTTTAGCAGCCGTTCGTTGCCGGCCTGGACAGCGGCAAGGCCGTCCAGGCAGTCACCATGTGCCCGTGCCCTGGTGATGGCGGCGCGGGCAATCTTCTGCATCCGCTCGGCCACCTCTCGCCACTCAAAGGCAAGCATGATAGCTGACCCGTTGCCGATCTCTTCCAGCGCCGCTAGGAGGTCGGGCGCAGCGGCGATACCGCGTTGGGTGTCATGCGCTCTGGCGATAGCGGCGCGGGCTGCTTGCTCAAACCGGCCAACAAGTGACAGGGCCGCTTCAGATAAGCCGTGTCGCAAGTTCTCGCCCAGCGTGTTGATGTCGTCGGCTGCTTGTTCCAGCGCCACCAGCAGGTCAGCGTTGACGGTCTCCAGGTCCTTCAACCTCCACGCCTGCTCATAGCTGATACCCAGCTTGTGCGCTAGCGCATCAGTGGCCAGATTGGGCAGAATCATCGTCCTTTGCTCCTTTCCTTTACTTCTCCCGATGCCCCCACTTTATACCGCCATGATAGCGGTGTCAAGGGGTCTAGCGTGAAGATTTAGGGGTGTATGCTATAATCGGTAGGCGATGACTGTAGCCGTTCGGGATCGGGTCCGCGAACTCCGCCGGGTGCGTGCCGGCGACCTGATTCCCAGCCCACACAACTGGCGCCTTCACCCCGATGGACAGAAGGCCGCGATGGCCGGCGCTCTGGCCGAGCTTGGCTTCGCCGACGCCCTCCTAGCTCGCGAAACGCCCGACGGTTTGATGCTAGTCGACGGCCACCTACGGGCCGACTTGGTGCCTGATCAGGAGGTGCCGGTGCTGGTGCTGGATCTCGACGAGGCCGAGGCCGACTACCTGCTGGCCACACTGGACCCCAATGGTGGCGATGCGGGCCAGGACGATGAGCGGCTGCGGGCGGTGCTAGATGGCGAATGATGCTGTCAAAGAGCTCATACCTGTAAAAACGACGCTAGGCGGTAGCCGCGTTGGCGGCAATGGGCGCTTCACCGCCGAACGGGTCACTCAGGCCATCCGCGAAACACGCGGCCTGGTCTCGCTTGCAGCCCGGCGATTAGGCTGTACGCCGAAGACGGTCTATGTTTACATCCACCGTTACCCATCAGTCCGGCAGGCGCTCCAAGAGGAACGCGAGGCGATGACGGACTTGGCCGAGCTGGCGCTCTACAATAAAATCCAGCAGGGCGAGGGTTGGGCGGTCTGCTTCTACCTGAAGACGCAAGGCCGGGACAGGGGTTATATTGAGCGGCATGAGGTGACGGGCAAGGACGGCGGGGACTTCTCCTTCACGTTCCACGTAGACAGGGCTAATGACGACCGCGACGCTGCATAAGGCGACCTATACCCGACCCTGGCTCTACCCCAAGCAGGAAGCCGCTGTATTCGATCCACAACGTTATTCAGTGGTCGAAGCCAGCACTAAGAGCGGCAAGACCGTTGGTTGCCTGATATGGCTGACAGAGCGTTCAATGGCGGGTAAGGCGGGGCAAAACAGGTGGTGGGTAGCGCCCATCTATCCCCAGGCCAAGATTGCGTTCCGACGGTTGAAACGGGCGCTGCCGCCGGAGGTCTACACGGCCAATGAGTCTGAACTCACCGTGACGCTCGGCAATGGCGCTATCATCTGGTTTAAGAGCGCGGATAACCCCGACGGCCTCTTCGCGGAAGATGTGTATGACGTGGTGGTGGATGAGGCTACTCGCTGCAAGGAGGAATCCTGGCACGCTATCAGGACGACTCTTACCGCTACACGCGGCCATGCCCGTATCATCGGTAACGTCAAGGGCCGTAAGAATTGGGCCTACCGGATGGCGCGGCGGGCGGAAGCGGGCGACCCGGATATGGCGTATCACAAGATCATCGCTCACGATGCCGTCGCGGCGGGCATCCTAAGCGCAGCGGAGGTGGAGGACGCTAAACGGCAGTTGCCCGATAACGTATTTCGTGAACTGTATCTAGCCGAGGCAAGCGACGATGAGGGTAACCCGTTCGGGATTAGTGCCATCCGCGAGTGTATTGCGCCGCTATCAGTGGCCGAGCCGTCAATTTGGGGCTGGGATTTAGCGAAGAGCGTGGACTGGACTGTGGGCATCGCCCTGGACGCCGAACACCGCGTCTGCCGCTTACAGCGCTGGCAGGGACCGTGGCAGGAGACGATACAACGGATTCAGTACGGCACTGGCCATACGCGGGCGCTCATTGATTCAACAGGTGTTGGCGACCCCGTGCTGGAGGCGCTACAGAAACAAGGGCAGAACTTCGAGGGGTTCAAGTTCTCTTCCGCGTCGAAGCAGCAGCTTATGGAGGGGCTGGCCGTAGCGATACAACAGCGGGAGATCGCTTTCCCGGAAGGCGTGATAACATCTGAACTAGAATCGTATGAATATGTCTACACGCGGGCGGGCGTCCAGTATTCAGCGCCGGAGGGGATGCACGATGATTGTGTGTGCGCCCTTGCCCTCGCGTGGCAACATAGGGGTGGCAGTCTATGGGTAGCGTGAGGCTATCTACAGGCACCGATTTTACGATGTTAAAGGGTTTTCCAATCATGTCAAGTCGAGGACATCATGGGTAACGCGATTCAACGGCTGATGATGGTGGTGGCGACGCTGGCGTTATTAGCGGCTCTTGCTACGGGTAGCGGCTTCGCTGTGCGCCTATTTCTATGGGGGGCAGGATTATGAACGACGTGATGCAAGGCTGGGGCGGGCCGATACGCTTCTCTCGCAAGTCAGCCTATGAGTTCGTCCCGACGTGGCAGCGAGGCATGGCGCAGCCCACTGATGGCGACCTCGCCAACTTTATGAAAGAAGGCTACACCAACAGCCTCATCTATGCCTGCATTCGGGAAGTGGCAACGTCATTCGCTGAACTGCCGCCGCTGCACCTCCGGCCCGATGAGAGCGGCTTCGCTAAGGTCACGGACTCGCAGCTTGTGGCGCTGCTAGAGAACCCTAGCGAGAATATGGACGGCAATGAGTTCAGGTCAACGTTCGCCACTTATGCCCAAACAACGGGCAATGTCTATATCCAGAAGGTACGGCGTTCTGAGTCGCGGGACCGTAACGCCTTCTTCGGCTCCGTCAAGGAATTAGGACTAGTCCGCCCTGATTATGTGCAGATCGTGCCCGGCGTTCGCCGCGCTGATGACATCTTCGAGATCAAGGTGAACGGCGTTGTAGTTGCCCGCCTGCCACGGGCGGATGTTGTTCATTGGAAGACGCCGAACCCGCTCAACGACTTCTACGGTCAGAGTCCTATCGCTACGCTGATTAAAGAGGGCAACCTAGACATCCGCATGACGGAGTTTGATCTCGCCTTCTTTCAGAACGCCGGTGTCCCGATGGGGCTGCTCAAGACAGCAAGTAAGCCGTCACCCGATGAGCTCAAGGAGATCAAGGGTGCGTTCCGGCGGATGTTTAGCGGGGTCAAGAAATGGTTCGAGATAATGGTATTGCCTGCGAAGGAGGCTGAGTTCCAGCAACTCGGCCTGCCCGTCAAGGATATGGAGATGCCGCATACGCGGGAGTTGGTCGAGTCGCGTATCTGCGCTGTATTCGGAGTGCCGCCTATCCTTGTCGGGGCGCTTGTTGGACTGATGCGGGCCACATACGCCAACTATGAGCTGGCGCAAAGGTCCTTCTGGTCAGAGACGATGCACCCGTTTGCGGACTCCGTAGCGTCGGTGTTGACTCGTGAGCTTCTGCCTGAAGTCCGCACGACAGCGGATAGAGGGGCGCGGGTATCATTCGACCTATCCGGTGTCCAGGCGCTACAAGAGGACAATACGGCCAAGCTAGAGACGGCGGCGAAGCTGATACAGACCGGCGGGTTCACTGTCAATGAGGCGCTCGACTTCGTAGCGCTGCCGCAGGTAGACGCCGGCGATTTCTATGTCCGCCAGATCAACCAGATGATCGAGCAGCCGGTTACGGCTCGCCTCAGCCGGGCGATGCTCCTACCATCAACGAAAGAACTGGGTAACCGAAACGTGCCACGGGAGCGACTGGCCGAACGCGCTACGGAGGCGCTGGCGGAGTTCTTCGTGGAACAGTCCGGGCGCGTTGTAGGACGCTTACCTAAAAGCCGCAAGGCACCGGACGTTGGCGATCTATTACCGCCTGAAGAGGAGCGGCGATTGCTAGAGGCACTGCGCGTATTCTGGCACGAGGCGGCGCAAGCGGGTTGGAGTGTGGGCGGCCTAGAAGTGGGTGAGATAACACCCTTCGACCCCATCGACCCGGCTGTCCGTCGGCTCCTGGAGGACGCGGGCGAGCGCGTAGGCGGCATCAGCCAGGAGACACGCCGCCAGCTACAGAACTCGCTTGTCATGGCCCGCGAGCAGGGGTTGAGCGTGCGGCAGACGGCCAATCTAATCCGTGACTTGCCGGCGTTCGGGAAGGCTAGGGCTGAAACGATAGCGCGGACCGAGCTGGCGATAGCGGATAACAAGGGGGCGGTAGCGCGTTACCGTCAGGCTGGCATCAAGCAGGTACAGGTGTGGGATGGGCCAGAGTGCGGCTGGACTAGCCATGACGACGTGGATCATGCCGACGGTTCTATACGGGACATCGACGATTTTGAGTCATACCCAGTCGCGCATCCGCGCTGTGTCAGGAGCCGGGGGCCGGTGATAGAGGACTCATTGGCGGGAAACGGGCACCGGGAGGTCAAGGAGATGCGGTGTCCGTCGTGCCGTAAGCTGCTGGTGAGGAATGGGGCTGTGAAGTGCGACCGCTGCAAGGAAGAAGTGGCGATCACCAAAGTAGGCAGCTAGGACAGTGCTTGACAACCTGCACCCCTAACCCCATAATCTAGACAACTGAATACGCGGCCCTAACCGGCCCGTTCTTAGCGCACCTAGCGTGCCCTGAGAGCGGGCTTTTATTGTCCTGGGGGATGAATGGCCAAGAAGAAAAAGAAGGCGAAGCGCACAAAGAGCCAACGCAAGGACCAGGACAAGCAACGTCGCCAGACTGGAGGCAAGCGATGACGAGACGGAGGGTTGCAAGCCTACCGCCAAGTAAGCCGCAACCGTTCGAGAAGGGCGCCATGAAGCCTATTACATGGAGTGAGGGCATCTGCTGCTGGCGGGCATTCTGGCCGTGGCATCGATGCCCTGGAGGCAAGCGATGACGACAGCGGTTGAAGTAGCCAGCAAGGTCTTTCACGCCCCGTTCGAGGTCAAGGATGACTCTACGGGCAGCGTCCAGGCGGCATTTTCCGTGTTCAACGTCATCGACTCTGACGGCGATGTGGTAAAGCCGTCTGCGTTCACTGACGGCCAGGAAGTGCCGATGGTCTGGGCGCACCGCTGGGAGCAGCCAATCGGCAGGGGCGTAGTCAAGGTGGGACGCAAGCAGGCGGTCTTCGATGGCGCCTTTTTCCTGGATACCGATGCCGGTATGGAGGCTTACAAGACCGTCAAGAACATGGGCAACCTCCAGGAATGGAGCTTCGGCTTCCGTGTCCTTGAGGCGGAGGACGGCGAGTTTGAGGACCGGGGCGTTCAGTTCCTCAAGAAGCTGGAACTGTTTGAGGTATCGCCCGTCCTCGTCGGCGCTAACCGTGAGACGCGGACTGTAGCGATCAAGGGCGCGGACGAAAAGCCGTTTCCCAATGAGCACGCCTGCCGCCTACGTGACCCCGGCGATTTCCAGGCTGATAGCTTCCGCCGGACTAACCGTGAGCATGAGGGTAAACGCTATTCCGTCATCATGGGTCGTCTTGAGGGGGAAACGACGATGACAGAGCAGGCGTACCGCTATCCAAAGGGTAGCTGGGAAATGGCCGACGCTCGCTCTCACTGCAAGGGCCATGAAGGGCGCTTCGAGGCCGCGTCGGAAAGCGGCTTTGACTACGCCGAATCTTTACTTGGAATCGAACCCGCCGATGGTAAGCAGTTGGCGGATGACTCCGACGCTCTCATCTTCGAGGCGCTGGAACGGGAACTAATGGACTGTAACTAAGGAGGAAGAAATGGCAACCTCAATTGAGCTTCGCAACGAAGCTCGTGAAGCCTTGTCGAAGGCCATACAGGTTAGAGACGAGGGCAAGACTCCAGAGGGGGCGTGGCAGGAAGGCGAGAAGGCCAAGTTCGACGCCTACTGGAAGGAATATACCGACAAGGATAGGGCCGCTGGCGAACTCCAGGCCGAAGAGGAGCTGGTCAAGGCGGCGTCTGAGAAGTACGACTGGAAGCCGACTGATGTTCGTAACCCGAACGACGCGAAGCTAGACACCCTTCCCGCCGAGAAGGCGAAGGAGGGAGTGCGGCTGGATGACGGCTCTGTCGTCATGTTCGCGTCTGACAAGACCGAGGGCTGGATCAAGGGCTACCCGGCCTCCATCCAGCACCCGGAGATCATTCGCCGCCTAACCCCCGAACTCAAGATGGCGGCCCAACTAGAGAATGACGCTTTCTGCAAGTGGTTCCGCTACGGCCTCCGCGCCCTGGGCGCCGATGAGCGCAAGGCTCTTATGCGGCTGCGGGATGGCCAGAAGGCGCTTCAAGAGGACACTGACGCAGAGGGCGGTTTCCTAGTTCCGACCGATCAGCGCCGCGACGTGATCCTAGCGAGGGGCGCCCCGGGCGGGGTCACGCGGCCTATTAGCACAGTCCTGACGACAACCCGTGACGCCGGCACCATGCCAGCCTCTACGGACGCCGTGACCTGGGCGGCGGTCGCCGAAGAGGCCGCCCCAGGCGAGAGCGTCCCAACCCTGAGCGAAGTGTCATTCACGATCAAGAAGTTCATGCGTATCGGTAAGGTGTCGGCGGAGCTTCTTGAGGACTCAGCGGTTGACATCCCAACGCTTCTATCGGGGATGTTCATTCGTTCGCTGGGTCGCTGGGAGGACCAGCAGGCCATCGAGGGTGACAACTCTACGGAGCCGTTGGGGCTCCGCACGACCGGCGCAGGGCAGGGTGACATCTCGGACATCACCGACCTGTTGACCCTAACGGCGCCAACAGCTATCGAGATCGTCAGTGCGTTCTATGAACTCCCTGCCCAGTGGCGGGCGAACGCGACCTGGCACACCACCAGTTCCTTCCTGGCCCGCATCGCCACCATTGGGGCGGCTGCGGCGGGCATCCACTTTATCGAGTTGATAGGTTCGGAGCCGACGCCTCGGCTTTTGGGCCGCCCCATCGTCATGTTTGATGGCACCGGCTGGGATGACGCCGCTGCTATCGGCGCTAACGAGGAGGTCGGGGCCTTTGGCGACTTCTCTATGTACTACTTCGTTGACCGCGTTGGCATGAGCATGAGGCGGCTCGACGAGCTGTACGCGGGGAATGACCAGGTGGGCTTCGCCGCGAGGATCTCCAGGTCGGCCGTGCCGGTGTTCTTGATCTCGAACGCCCAGTCGATCTTCTCGCCCTTGGGAACGGTTCCGAAATCCTTGAGCGGCTCGACCAGCGTCAGGCGCGGGGCCTTGGCCGTTTCACTCGCCTTCGCCGTCTCCTGCGCCACGGCGAGCGGGGCCGCAACCAGAACGAGAGCGATAGTCATCGCAAACAAACGCTTCGACATGAATCCACCTGTGA